CTAACCATTCCGTTTGAAAATATCCCATACTTTCCTTTTGCTTACACCTGGCTTTTGAAATACATCCCATTGTTTCTTAGCAACAGTTGGCTGTGTTTGTATTTTACCAGACATCATTGTTCTACCTTCACCAGCTCCCATCATTAAATATTGCAAAGCATCATGAACATGAGAGTATCTATTCTTTAATGGTTTCTCATCATATCTATCTCCAGATACTTGTAGTCTTCTATAATGATAACCACCATTAAAACCTTTCTTAAGATTAATACAATCTGTATTCATATTAAATCCTGGTGAGCCATCTACTAATCTAGATAATGTAGAATCAACAGCTTCTATTCTTAAAGCAACATCATTAGATGGTGCAGGTATAGCTTTCAATCCATGATTACGCATAATTTGAAATGGAGTTCTTTCATCTGTTTGTGATCTAAAATCTCCTGCAGGATCACCATAGATCATAACTTCATATCCTTTGTATGATTTAGCAATCTCTCCTCTCAGTAATTCTGAGAATCTTATTACACCCATATCAAAACAAACAAGCTCATTTACTATATTCCATTTACCAGTTGANGTTCTTTGTCCAAACACAGCAGCAGGTGTTAATCCAAAGTCAACTCCAANCCATATTGGTTGTCCTGGTACTAANTNTATTTTTTCTTTTGTAATGTGTAATTCTTCTTTGAAGCTGTGATATACAGGTTTACCTTCTTCAATAGATCCTAGTTTATTTAAAACATAAACATCTATCCATCCTTTTGTTTTACCTCTAATAATATTATTATAATATTGTTGGGTTAGGTTTTTTTTATTTTCTGCTTTATTGTTATCTTCATAACCAGTTATATACCCATCAGATCCTTTGTTCTCTAGCAAAGCAGGGGGTTGAGTATGGAAACTCCAGTTATCTGGTTTGATTAACATTAAAGCTTCATCTCGAGAGATGTGGTCTGGTACAGGTACATCTGCTGCCATAATCGGCCACCAATGATCTTCTTCTGGTGCATTGGTATCAGCTATAACTCCATACCAACTAGCTCCACCTTCTCTCATACTAGGAAATCTTCCTACCCTCATAGTACAAGCATCTATAATTGATTTGGGTATTTCTCTTGCTTCATTAACCCAAACGCCAGTCAATTCTAATGATAGTAATTTCTTAACATCTTCTGGTCTATCAAGAGCTAAGAAGATAACTTCTACATCAAGTTCACCAACTAAGATTCTATGAGTATAAGGAACACTCCAGGCGAAGTTACCCCAAGTTTCTTCTGGAAACCAATCTAACCATGTTTTGATTGTTGTAGTTCTAAGCTGTGGATTTGTATTTCTAATTACAGCCCATCTAGATTTTCTTTTACCTGCTGCATTCTTCTTTTGTAATAAAGCTCGTCTAAATATTTCAATACAACACGCTACCGATTTTCCAGAACCTACTGGACCACGAAGTCCTCTAAAGAAGTCTTCTGACTTCATAAATTTTTTTAGAGTATCGCCTTCTGGTTTGTATTTAAAGTTAATCGACATTTACACCAACATTTGCTTTTAACAGATTGTATATAGTTTCTTCACCAAAAGCTTCTACAAGTTTATCAGCTTCATAGTCTGTTATCATATGTGTTGGGTAATTTTTTAAATGTACTTTCTTAACAATAGTTCTTAATCGTTTACGATCTTTTAAACTTAGATTATTGAGGAACGACATTTTAATTCTTCTACCCTTTCTAAAACTATCTTAAGTATTTCTTCTTCTTTGCCAAACTTTTCTTCAAATGCTTTCTTAGCCATGTGTATAGAGAAGTTACCTTGATGATGGTCATGACATAAGGGAATTACGTGGAAGTGGCTTGTACGCCTTCCTATGCCAGTTCCAGGGGGTCTTATATGATGTAGGTTAGCTGGTCTTTCGCAAACATAGCAGCCAAGCTCAGCTACCCACCTCATATGTTCTCTTTCTTTCTTTGTCGCCATTACTTTTTCTTTTTCATTTTAGCCATGATCTTTTTTTTCAAGGCATCTGGTAATGTTTTTTGTTTTGAACTTAACTTGCTTTTTGCAGCAGGTCTTCCTTTTTTTGAACCATAGGTTCCTTTTCCGTAGGGCATTTATCCTCCATTACTTGTTCGTATGTTGATCTGCATCCATCTGGTGTTGCAGCACTAGCCATCTGTATTGCTTGTATATCATTATCGGCTGAATATACAATCTCTCTTTTGAGAGTGTCATCTTGCCATATGTTTACTTTGTAATTCATGTTCTCTCCTTTGTTTGTTGGAAGGAAGAACCTTATAGAACTAAAAAAAATTTTGAAACGCACTTAGCAATGCTAACGCCCTTGCCCTTTGTACCTAGTTTGTTTCTGTTGTAGTTTTTTGGATTTGTTCAGACTCTTTGTATGAACGCCCTTTCTTTTCTTAGGCTTATCTCGTGGTATAAAATGTGTAAACTTCTGCTTTGCCATGTGTACCTTTTTGAACCCTGTTGTCCGTGATAGTCGCCTCGTCAGCTATGGCTGATGATTTTTGCCCCCACCCTCCGACTCTGCGAGTCTACATGGAGTGGGTGCATACCAACGCCTCACGTTAAATCAATATTAATCTTAATATCCCCCTGTATGTTGTGACTCACCTTATCTGGTGCTCTCAACCCTACTCTATCGAGAATATCTCTACTAGCTTCTAGTTGAACGTATTCACTCCTTGCCCCACTGGATAGCTCGATCATCTTCCTACTCGCACTTACTGCCCCAAGTCCAAGAGTTTGTGCCACACGTTGTTGCATATACTGTTGTACCTTTGGTAAACGTAGTGTGCGAGAAGCACTTACTCTCGCTGAATCTTTACTAACATTCGTTGAATATCCTGCTGTTTTAGCAGCTTCAGTTATACTACACCCAGTAGCTACGATAGTATCTACTAATGCTCGTTGTTTCTCTGTAAGATCGTCTTTCATAACACTTATTTATTCTACCCTTATAGGTACGTAGATATTAATTTTCCTTGTGTCAAGACAAATAACAGACCTTTAGTGATATATCAAACTCACATAACTAGATGTTGTATGGCGACTTACAGGCTCTAGTGCTTTGCACCCAAGCCCTTCGGTCTTGTCCCTAAAGGGTAACGATCCTGGTCGCAAGTAATGGAGTTGCCAAAGGCAACGCTTAGAACCCCATACGCAATTAGCTTCGCTACCATTCGCTGTTGCTCATTATTGCTATGGGTCCCCCTCTACACACGTAATCGCTGGAGTATAACAAGGAATCCCCTCATCCATTCAATAGGGCGTAATGTCCACAAGGGACATGAACGCCACACCCTAAAGGGTGTCGAGCTATTGAGTGGCGAGTACTCCCCTTGTTTACTTAGCGATACCACGTGCGTTAGGCACTGGTTAATATAAACGATAACAGAAAGGTTACTATGGAGTACGTTAAATACTATGAGTTGATAACTGATGAACACGATAGAAAAAGAGTTGTTGAGTTATCAATGTTAAGAGAAGAAGCTGTAGTGAAATCTGACTATGATAAAGTTAGTGAGCTAGATAGCGAAATATACAATATAACAAAAGGAGTTAAATATGTTAAGTAGTGAACTAAATCAACAAGACTATTCTGATAGCAGACTAGATGATATGCAAGATGTATTAGATTGTGTGGATATGAAAGCTGGTATTAAGACTTTCTTTGACACAGTTATCTCACCATTTGCTGATCATCAAGATTGGACAATGTTGGCTGAATGGAATGCTAATAGTATTATTGGTGTATTCCAAAGACATCATGAGCAATGTATAAAATCTTTAGACAAGACTAGAGATCTTATGAAAAATGCTATGAGAGAAGATGTTGGCAATGAGATCACTAAGCTAAATGTTGACAAGTTAATATTTAGACGAGATGCTCAAGAAGTTAATATCAAAAGAGCAGAAGCAATATTAAATGAGTTTCATATCTGTTATGAAGTGACATTTGGTAAGAAGTTTATGCCTCAAAGCAGAACTGCTGGTGTAAAAGATGTTACTAAAGAGATGAAAGAATATAATGTTGCAAGACTTAAAGAAGCTTTAGGTCAGAAATAATTAGATAATTAAGCCCTGTACTCATNATTGGGTATGGGGCTTTTTTTCTCGCTAAGAGCCTATTTTCAAAACGTTTNGCGTTGAAAATCATTGGGCGTTGCTGCCGAAACTCTAACAATAAAAGGATAATATGAGAAACACTATAGACTTAATAAGTCAGTATCATAATGCAGTAATACAAGCTTTGTTATTATTAAATGGACACAATCTACAAAATACTCAAGCTTATAGAATGTTAAATGAATTAGCAAAGCAAGAAGGTGCATTATATGATGCTGCTGAAAAAGAGTTAATAACTAACAGAAAGGAAAAACAATGTTAATAAAACTACAAAACTGGCTAATGAATGTTGCTGCCAAATGGATTTGGATTGCAATCATGTTGCCAATTAGAATCATTCTAGGTTTAATATTTGCTGTATCAAAGCATATGCCTACTAAGGTTGAATTACCTTACAAAGTTGTTAAGAATGAACAACGTAAAGAAAACTGGTATAACTAATGGATGTAATTATGAGAATTATGATGACACTAACAGGACTTATATTAGGTATGTTAGGTATGATAACAGCAATACATTCTGATCACTATGTATTAGGGATCTTAATTAGTTTTGCTGGTGTCATGACAATGTTAACAGCACTACCAGATAACCAAAAGGACAGATGACTAGATACAAACAACATATAATAGATGAACTAGCTAAGTTGCAATTTGATTATGCAGAATGCAAAATTGAAATGGCTGAATTTATTTCTGGTATAACTAGACTAGGAGTAGATTCACCTGGCGACATAGAGGAGCATAGATCAAATGCAGAAGAAGCAAGATACGACTACAAAGTATCTAAACATGAAGATAAGTTTTAAAGAGATATTTGATTTACAACATATATTAAAACTATATTTTCTAGAGCAAGAAGCATTAGCTTATAAAAATACTAAAGATATTAAATGTTATAACTTTAATGAAAGATTAAAGCATTTAGTAGCATTGTATGAATTAGAGAATCCTAGCGTAGAAGATTAGTCGGTATTAGTTAACATGACTGCTATTAACAAGAACTGCGGTTCTTGATACTGCTCCCTTATTCTACGATAAACACACAGTTGCGTTGCACTGTGGGGATTAAGCAACGCACATAGCTATCCCAAGAAATGAGATAGCTTTAAAC